GACTTCACAGAATAAATCCAGTGCGGCGGAATATGGAGAATATGTCCAGGGCGCAGCACCACATCAATGAACTGGATCTCGCGCAGCAACGGTGTATCCCCCAGAGTTAAATCGGAAATAAACTTCCCCTTCCAACTTTTCGGCAGATACTTCTCCGCGCTCTCCAGTGCAATGGAGCACATAAAGGTTCCATTGGTCGGATATACGAGTGTGGAGTATGCCACCGACTTCTCCATGCCCACCGATCCAATAAAGGCTTGTGAGTCCATATTCAGAAACCACGAGGGATTTGATCCCAAGAACACAGGCAACAGAGAATGCTCAGCCCAGACACTGAGCCCCACCTCACTCGCCAACTGCTTTCGCAGGGCCACATCAAGCTGAGGAACCTCTGTCGGGGCCCCGAGAAGATCTCCCAAACGAAGTGTCGGGCTGAGGGGCATTCCATGGAGCCTAGGCGTCGCCGCTAAGACCTCGGGTGTAAGTATCTTCGGGATCCCCATTCCCCGTATCACAATCGGGTTCTTTTCCGTAAGCAGCTCCTTCACGGTGGAGATCTTATCTGCCTCCACTTGCAAAATATGAAATTGGTCTGTTGTTTGTTTATAGAAGAATACAAGTACGAAGAAGAGAATTGCAACACACAGTATAATTTCAAACATCGAACCACGACTTCTTTTTCTTATGTGTCTTTCTTACTTTCCTTTTTGGGCGCATGCAGCCCATAAAGAGACCTGGCATGAATACACCGTTCTTCACATTCTTCATCTCTTTGCGCGTTAGCTTCCGTGTGTTCTTCTGTGTCTTTCCGTCTTCATTCACGATCACCGTCTTCTTTCCACCTTTCTTATCGACAACCACGTGAGTAACAGTCTGTTTATACCCAGTCGGCGTCATTTCCCCACGAACCTGTTCCGAGCTGTATTCGAGCATTTCTATTAGTTTCTGCGAGTTTTTTTCTGCTTGAAGAGGGTGTGGATAGGCCCCTCAATTACCCCGTCCCGCGCCCTCCGAGTAAACCGACGCCGAGGAGGCGGGGTATGAATCACCTTCATCACGCGCGCAATCTTTTCTGCCATATTCGCCTCATCGCTTTCCTCCGTCGATGGAAAAAAGAGCAGATCCTTCTTTTCAGGCCCCAGCCACTCCTTAAAGAACTCATAGAACTTGCGATCCAGAATATCGGAGATGGCATCTTGTGCGGCCTCATCACCGCTAAGAGAACAGCGATCCAGCTCCGCTACGAGATCACGGGCGTACTCGTCGAGATCATAGAGCCCGTCGACCTGGCCAGCCGTCTCGGGCTGGAACCACTCTTCTACATACGGTTTCATGATGTCGGGAGCACAGTGTCGCACAAGATCAAACTGGGACTCCCAGAGTTCATCGGGAACCCCTCCTGAAAGATCCATTACATCTGAAATACGTGTTCCAGACATATCCTGAAGTAGACGCGCTACACAATATCGCCGAAGGGCGAGGCAGACGCACTGGGGAAGAATGGCCTCCCAATGAGTCTTGGGCTTCTCAGTAAAAATATAGGGTAGTTCGAACTCAAAGGTGGTCTCGTCAACCTCCTCGCTTTCAACCTCCATTCTAGGGCTTAGATCATGGTATCTGTTTAGGCAAGGCTGCACACCGCAATGACTAAAAATCAAGGAAGTTTACGTTCCTTCATTTTAACCACCACAATATAAAGAGTGAGCACAGAAGAACTTGAATGAAACTCCTGCATTTACAACAATTAGAACCATGGTATCAAGGAAATCCATATATACGAGGGAGCTACAGAGCACCGAGATCTCCACTCTACGCTGTTCTCTCGGCCTTCGAATGGCATAACGAGACATTAAACATCTACACGCACCTTTTGCCCGCCGTTATCTGGACATGGATGTTTTTAACTTGTAGAAGCGAAGACTGGTATCGCCTCGCTGAACCACTCACACAATATATTATACTCTACACCTATGCTGCAGGAGCATTCATGGGGTTTGCATCTGCTGCTGCACACACCTTTTACATTGTAAATGAAAAGTGGTATACTGCTTGCTGGAAACTCGATTTTATTGGAATTATCGCAGTTAATCTAACGCATCAGATCCTAGATACATACATTTTATGTTATCAGAATCCTTTCCTCTTTCATAATGCACTTGCACTTGAAGCCCTCTTTGCAGTTCTCTGTACATATGATATAATTGCAGAGAGAACAAAAATACAGTGGGGAATTGTATACCCTATAGTGAGTTCAACAGTACTCACACTTCCAGCGGCAATGCAAGGATTCTATGAACTCTCTATTCCTTCAGTCTTATGCACCTTTTTTGTGTTTCTGGGAGGCGGCGTCTTTTATATTGGAAAGATTCCAGAGAGACTCTGGAATCCAAATGGAGTACTTGATACGGTGAACAGCCATGTATTGTTTCATATCTGTGTCGTTGCATCGTTTGTAACTGCATGCAGTGTAATCCCCTCACTACATAAACTTCCCATGCATACATACTCTAATGGGTGATACACTCACCTTCTCTAAAAAAACAATCCGCGTAAATTCTGAACAGCTCGCGGCCATTCATCGGCCACCAGGTGTTCATCAACGCATTATTGCCTCAGCAGGGTCCGGAAAAACAACGACACTTACCGCACGTATTGCCTACCTAGTCGAAGTGCATGGAGTAAAATCGGAGGCCATTGTACTGATGACATTCTCACGAAATGCCGCAAATCAGATGAAAGCACGTATTTCCAGTCTCATTGGCGACACGAAACTCTGGGTCGGCACATTCCATGGCCTTTCTCGCCAGCTTCTCCAGACCTATTCGACCGAGTCTCTGAAAACCCTCTATTTTGTCGATGAACTGATTGCAATGGGCGAGGCCTGGCTCAAGACGGAGAAGGGGAGACGCTGGGTCGGCAAGCTCCGATACGTCGTCGTCGATGAATTTCAGGACATTAATGATGCCCAGTGGCGCTTTCTCGAACGCCTTCTCCATCCAAATGCCTATCTTATTATCGTCGGCGACGATTGCCAGAATATCTACACCTGGCGGGGCAGCCATGTGAAGTATATTTTGAATCTTCACGACCAAGTCTCTGGACTCGTCGACGACCAGCTCCGCCGCAACTACAGAAGTTCAGAGGCGATCGTGAAGGCCGCAAATGCAGTGATGCAGAAGATTCCCACTCTTCCGTGGAAAGGCACCATGATTGCCGAGAATAAGGGTGGAGATAAACCCCACATTCGCTTCTTTTACAGAGCAGCCGACGAGACCCGCTGGATCATCAAAGATATTCTTGAGTACATTGATCTTCACCCCGCACATACGATCGCCGTTCTCAGTCGCACCAATGTCGACCTGTATCGTATTGAAGAAGAGATGATTCAACGGGGAATTCGTTGCCGTCTTCGCGACATCGGGATTGATGAAGAGAGCGGAGAAGGATCCTTCTGTGTTGATCTCGTAACTCTGCATGCGAGCAAGGGACTCGAGTGGGACAGCGTCTATATGATCCACTGCAATGACGATTCCTTTCCCTCCAGCAAAAAGCCGGAAAATATTATCTGCGAACGCCGACTCTTCTACGTCGGCGTTACACGACCTCGCCATCGTCTTCAGCTCAGTTATACGCGCGATGAACGCGACCTCTGCCGCTTTGTTCGCGAAATCCCCCACGACTTTCTCCAGTACCACGGTCTCGCCAGGTATTGTCTGAGCACGTGTGACTTAGCTGAAGGAAAACGACGTCTGAAGGATTTGCTCGGATGCCTCGATGGCGACGATCTGCACAGCCTCCGAGAAGAGGGTCCTCTTGCATGGCTCCAAAGAGATAATCTAACTCTCAAACCCCTTTTTCCTCCGGGTGAACTCTGGAAACTTCCGATCTGGGCTACGGGCGAACTTGCAGCCGACTTCCAGAGATTTCTACGTGTCTGGACACTCCGCGAAATCAGTCGGCTCAGTGGCACCCGCTTCCGAAACATAGAGATCGAGAATCTTCTGTTCATCCTCCGTATCTTCACAGAAGACAAGGACTTCTGGCAGACATGGACACTTGAACTCGAGGAATGCATTGCCTTCTTTTTCGGATCGAAGGAGGCCGCCAAGGTCCCCCCACCCATCGACTATGGAACGATGGAGGAGTGGGCCAAGAAGAAGGGGCTGTCCTGGGAGCCCCCGGATCTTATTCGCGCCACCAGCATTGTCGCCAAGATCCGAGGCCAGCTCCGCCCTCTTCGTTTTGATGAGTACGATCTCAAAGAGTTCCGGTTTGCCACTACACGCTATGTGGTACCGGGGCAGTGGAGATCAGAGGTTCTGAAAAGTTGGAGACGTGTGGTGGATACACGCATCCCTTCGGAGGAGTGCCTCGTGGATCTCTGGCGTCTAGGTGCACTCTCTCTTGTTGCGGAAGGACGCAACGCCGCTCTCTATAGAGCGAGTTCCATGGCCGATCGGCTCCATGAAGAAGAACTGGGGGAATTTCTCACGTCGGCCTCTCAGAGTCTCGTGAAATGGCTACCTTCTCCCATTGTCGGGATGAGTCGGCAAATAACGTATGAGGACCAGTTCCAGGAGATCGTCGACCTCCAGACAGATACGGCCTTTTGGAAGATCAGCTCCACGACATTCACGGCGCAAGATGTTCTTGAACTTGCGATGGTCGCATGGTTTGCAGATGTAGACTGTACATCGATAGGCATTCTCTTGCCTCTCGAGGGACGGATTTATACACTTGCTCTTCCTCAGGGGTGGGCACAGAAGGCGGCACTTATCTTGGCTCGAGCCAGGGTTAAGAGTTCCTAACGTCACCCGGTTCAACCATCTTCTTCGTAGCAAAATTCTGCTTATATTTATCCTGTTTCGTCGCATTATAGAATAACATGGAGTCCTTGCCAATATTAATCTTATCCTGCTCGTCGCGGCACGGGTACGGCCCAGCACGGAGAAGCGCCTTCGGATACTCGAGCTCGGAGATGAACCGGCTATCTCTCGGCTGGCGATAGGGGGGAAGAAGTTTCTTAGACACGTACATGTCTCCGTCGATCGGAGGAATGTACTGTTTCTTCTCGGCAAGGCCCAGCTGTCTGTCTAGGCGGCGGAGCTGGGACTCATTGTCGATGGCTGCCGAAAACCGTGAAGGCGGATAGAATTGTCCACCAGGGGGCAGAACCGCTGTGGCGGACACCTCGGGCGCCGGTTCATTCGTAGCGGAGTTCACATAGACCATATTGATCCGGGTCCAGGGACGAGGGTCGAGAGGAAGCGCAAGAGTCGTATCAGGAACAGTGTGTCGGAGAACGGCTGTCGGGTCCCAATGTGTTTTTAAACAGACTGGTGGGTGAAAAGGGCTCGGCCCCTCATTGTTTACAGGGTATGTGGAGACAGGTGATCCTTTTTCTCTGGGATAGTTGCGGGGGGGAACAGCGTCCATTCTACCAGTGATCCTTAAAATCAGGTAGGAGGAGATATAACTTGCGATCCTGCAGCAGGTTTTCCACTCTGTATTTCCTCCACAATCTGCACAACGACGTTCCAATCACATTCGCTGTTATTAATCACTGCACCCGAGGATTCGCTCCACGTGAAGGTGAGTTTATCAAGGCGTGGAATAGGAATCGTGAAATTTACGGGATTGCTGATAAGGGTTTGCGCATAGGATCCGAACGGGGCAAGCAGCAGCTTTCCGTGGAAAGCCTTGAGAAATCCCGTTGGCTCAAGGGATATCGCCCGATTTTCCTTCGCGCCCGTGTCCATACGATTCATGTCATATTCTTGGTTCAATTGTAGATTAATATAGTCATCCAAGATCTTATAGAAGCTGGGTGCAACCTGCGTAGTATCATAGGGTGTATCAACCTTATTGAATCCAAGGTTCCAACCGAGACCCCAATTGTCTTCCATCATCGCGTACTGTGGTGTTAGACTGCTCTTCCACAGAATGGAATAGATGATAGGATCTGTATATCTCTGTCGTGAAAGGGATGCAGGGGGGATGATATATTGAAGATCGTTATTGATGAATTTCGTGATATTGCTCTGCACATTCGTATTAATCGTGCTGAGAATGGTCACGTTCGACTGATAGACTGTATATAAGTCTATAAAACGGTCCAAGAAGTCGCCAAACCCTGTTACGTTTGAAAGATTGCTTCCGTTGAATCCCTGCAAGATATTCGAGCCAAAGATTCTTCCCGTGGAGCCGAAGATGTAATTGCTGTTGAATGCCGCCAGTGTATTTGTATAGTTCGAGTTGAACAAGTCGGGGCGTTGCGAAGAATAGACGATCTCATTTGAAATATCCTTGAACCGAGTATATCCAAAGGTATAGTTTCCAGGGAGACTGAATCGCAACATCACTTGCGATTTTTCAGTGGGAGTGTATCCACGAACTGCAAGATAATAGGGTGTCGAGGGCAGAAGGGATACATCAAGGGTCGCCGCATTGTACGCAGTTCCTGAGAAGCGCGTATCTGCAACCAGATAATTATCCGCGCTTTCGAGGCCCCACTTGTTCGCCGAGATATCATTGAAGAACTTGTTCGTGTCATTATACACAAACATATTCGTATGAGGCCATTCTAGGGTCGAAAAGCCGCTGATATCCGTCATCGGATCATATCCTTTTGCCACCTTGGTCATCACGATGCGCTGAGTAGGATAGAAGATCTGGTAGGCATTACAGATCGTCGTGGGGTTGTCTAGACGGTCGTTGCGATTGCCCCAGACTGTTGCATAGGTGAGTGAAAGTTCACCTGGCGCCGCGGCGGCTGTGATACGATTCGTCTCATTCATTGTAAACCACAGAGATCCTCCAAATCCTCCTTGGATTATGTAAGGGCAGAGGAGTGTACGGTTTGTCGCCGTGATGGGCTGAAGAGCGGGAGAATAGTAATACTGGTTCAGATTACTCGACCCCCCCGCACTGAGCTGTCCATACTGATTCTGTTTTACAACCTGGTAGTAGGAAATAGTGGGGTTTCCATTTAAGTTCATATCATACATATCATATCCTAGAACAAGCTGTGGCACCTCTCCTCGTTCAATAAGACTTACAATTCCAAAGTAGCTCGGGTTCAGATTGAGAGTAGGATTTCTCTGCAGAAGCTCGATTCCATTGATTGTGGGGTACACAGGTCGCGTGATCGCTGTGCTCACAGTACTGGGAGAACCCCATGGCTGGATCATAGGGAACCCATTATCTCCATAGGTGTTTGAAGAAAGGGAGATGTAGTCTACTGAGAAGAGTGAAGGGATTGTTGGATTTGTCTGCCCTCCATAGATAAAATCGCGCTTCACATATTTTAGACCTGGCAGTGAAAGGGTCTCTTTCTTCTGGTAATAGACAATGTGATGATTTCCGAATCGTTCATCTCCTGTTTGGAGAAGTTCAGTTCTCGAATCGGTTGCATTGCTGCGAGGGTGGATCAGATAGGGGTATGTGGACGTATCATCCATTGGTGTTGCCTTGCTCACGCCCCACGTTTCCTTAGAATTGCTTGTTAAATAGGTGTATTCGAGTGTATAAGCGAAGGAAAATCCTCCTGAAATCGTGTAATTAAAAGTGGTTACATCTGTGATCAATAGTTTGTAGGAGCCGATCGTTGAGAGTGCACATGCAGGTGGGGTGTATCCTGGCATGAGCGTAGTAGGCACAGGAGGATAATAGAATGCATTGCTACTTGTAAGAAGGTCTCTATCCGTTACAAGTCCGTTCATCGGATTATAAGTTGCAATCTGGAAACGATAGGTGTACACAGGGTAGGCACTAGAGGGTGGCAGCGAAACAAGTGTTTGTTCCATTCCGAGGAAAGCAAACTCATTTTGGTTTCCACTCACACCCACCACGGAGGCATTGATTAGATTCGTAAAGATTTCATCGGGTGTTATGGCCGCCTCATACTTGAAATTATGTCCTGGATTTCCCGATGTATACGAATAGATAGAATATTCGCCCGCAATGTTGAAAAGTGCAAAGTCTTTTACACGGAACACTGCGTCTGTAAACAGGGGGTTTCCAACCACTGTCGAAAAGGGACCTCCTCCGAATACGTAGAGACTGGATGCGTTGGAGCAGTACGGGATCTGGTATTGATACTGGAGATGCGACGTTGTGATGGGAATGGATTGCTCATACTTCGACTGAGTCTCGGGGGTCCCTGTGGCAGGCCCACGCGTGGCATCCGCATCGGGTCTCGTCTTCGGAATTACAGTGCCCAGATTTCCTGGAAGGACCTGGTAGTCGATCGTGGTTGTGGAGGGAAGTGCATAGGAATAGAAGGGAAAATAGGGCGTGGGTGTTCCCGTCAGCGCAGAATAGGTTGTAAGGGTGGAGTCCGCCTTGAAGGGTAGAACCGTGTAGTACGAATTTGTGTCCGTTACAATCGTGCTGAGACTCTGTGCAAATCCATAGAGATACTTATTGCTAAAGGTCGTATCCTTTTTCCACTCATAATAGGTTCCTGGCACCTTTGCAAATCCGAAATTGGATGAATCTGAGTTATAAGTGATAGATTTACTGAGAGAAAGAACCATAGTTGCACTCGACAGATTGATTGTCGTGACATCCACATTATTCACCTGGGATGCCACGTAGACACCAAGATACTTGATTGCCGCATTCGGGTCCGCAGCGCGGGGACCGTGGTAGGCGCTCTTTAGCATGATCTTGGAGAGATCCCATACACCATCGTCTGGAATGAGAGAAAATCCACAGACTCCATTTCCGAGTGTGAGAGAATTTCGGTTATCATACGAATAACCAGGAATTACATAGGAGTCCGCATTGGATACAGAAATGCTGGTAATAAGGCCGTTTGATGCAATATATCCAGGGACGAGAGAATAGTCGTTGTATGGAATATTTCCAAAGTCTGACGAATAATTTGAATCTGTACGATACTCTTGAGAAGGGGAATTTACGAGGAACAGTGTGTCATACCAGTGAACAATCACGGACTCACGAGTTTTTGGCGTAGTATTCGTGTATTTTGAGGTCGCATTCGACGAAAGAATCACGTTTCCTGATCCGCTATACATATAGAGTTCATTACTCGTATTATATGCAGATGCAACTTGGAAAATATATCCAGTGATCGGATCAATACGATATGTGGACTTCGGATTGATATAAGAAGGATCTGTTGCATTCGTATCATACCCAACATAATCCGTTAGGTCCGTGCTTATACCGTTTGTATCGTATCCCATTTTAACAAAGTTGTAGGTATAGTCGCTGAGATTTGAGTCCTTTCCATTCTTTCCCACCTGATTAATGGGGAGGCGCAGGAAGTTCGAGTCGGCCACCGAGGCATAGTTGTAGTTTGTTAGATCGGCGGCAAGCGGATTGAATCCAACCAGACTGTTGGTGAGGGTTTCATAATTGCTTCCATTTGGAAACCACACGACGGGGCGGAAAGATTCTGTTATGAAGGTGGTGTCGAGTGAGCGGATCATTGCGTAGTATCTCTGGTTTGCATAAGCCGTGAAGGTGAGATCATTCGATGCCACATTAGAAATCATTTGCGATGCAATATAGTGGAAAGGTGATTCATTGCGAACATCTGAGATATCTGCCATAAAGGCGGAACGATCATGATATAAGAATACCTTCATAGGAGAAGGAAAACTTCCTATGTTTGTGTTTTTCACCGTGAGGTTGAGTGAGTAGCGACTGGTGGACGCGGTAGGCGCAGGGGGCGCAAGAAATGTGAAAAAGGTTCTGTTGTTTTGCACGTTGAGTGAGATATTGCTCTGCCAATTGTAAAAGGATGAATTAAAATTCATCCCAAACACCGTTGAAATGGGAAGAAGATTAGATGTCGCGTAGGCTATATCCACTTGAGAATTCTCTATGAAACAGTAGCTGTTGTCGAAGAGCCTCACGTGGCTTGCGTCATATACAGTGGGATTGTACGCGGGGTATCTGTATTTATCTGGGCGAGGGAAGGCAGATACACGGAGTGTCTGGCGAACAGGAGAGGTGAAGTTGAACACAGTGTATTTTGTAGCCTCAATTGGGACAACCGTGTTTGCTTGGGCAAAAAGTTGGTTTTGATAGATAGACCCGTTGGAGTCGATGAGGGCGCGGAGCTCATCTGATTTATCTAGAAGTGTGTTATAAGGGTGATTGTATTCAGAAATTGTCGAAGGCGTCGTATTCGAATTGAGATTAAAATTATAAGCGATCGTGGTAGAAATCGATGTGAGCTGATTCCAGTAATACTTTGGAGGCGTGCGGAACTTTTCTAGCGTGTTAATTGTTTGCGGCGAGATATTTTTGGAAATCACATTAATATCATAGTTGCTGCTAATTCCAGTTGCATGGTATGCATTTTGAATAGGAATCTGATTTTCAACATCTGTATAGTATACGAGCGAATACGTATTGAACTGCACGCCAAAATAAATAGCAAACATGCGTTCGATATAGTAGTATTCGTCTGTGAGGATGGCAAGGAGTGCAGTATTTAATACAGAAATTGCCGTGTATTGTTCTTGTGTGATATTAAACTTTGAAAGCTGTTCTGAAAGATATTGTGCATACTTTCCATTAATCAGATTAGTTAAACTCGTATTCAGCTGGGTAGAAAGAAAGTTGATACGGTTGTTATTGGTTTGATAGGTGATTACGTATTTGTTGATCAGAGAATAACGGAAGGTGTGGGAAAGACGATAGGTGTCAAGGAATATAAGGTTTTTGTTAATCACCGATAGAACAATCACATCGTTGATACCCTGGAAGGTGTAAATACAACGACTGTGCACAGTCTCTGTTGAAAGAAGGGGGGTTAAATCGATATCTGTATCCACTTTGCCTACATAATCTTTATCAAGGAGCACCTCCTTTAAAACAGGATAATAATAGGCCACTTTGATTTGATCAAGTGTATAGCTGCTCAGACTGGCGTTGGTATTTTGGAAGTATTTTTGCACAATTTGTGTCATAGTAGGGGACAAGATAAACTGATTATTTAGGGCATCAAAGTAATTGTCTCCAGGTTCGTTGAAGTTGAGAGAATAATTTCCTGTCGATGCGAAGAGGGGGGCAAAGTCTGCAAATCCTTGTTCATAATCATAGAAAATGGGTGTACGATTCAATTGAAGGGTTAGCTCATTGATGAGTGTATTAATATCATAGGTGCCTTCGCGGATGAGAGAGGTGATTTTATTAAGCTCACCTTCAGTTGATCCTGGCGGAAGGTATCTTCCCTTTTCATGAAGCGTGATACTTAGATTACCCTTTTCTGCGCGGAAGTAGAAAAACGCCGAGAGGAGCTTAATTTGAACAATCTGAATGGTTGTGATGCTGCGATAGGTGCGAGGAAGAAGAAGGGTTACGTTTGTGGGTTGAGGGTACACGGCCTTGTCCCGATTTGTACTGTCTAACATCACGATTGTGGGGACGTTTTGTGTATTGAATGTTATGGTCTTATCAGTGGATACTTTAGCAACGGGAGGGGGTGCACCCGACAGATCTGTGGTGGTATACACAGGGGAGAGTTCGGTGTGGATATTGGTGTATGCGGAGGTGGTCCCGGTTGGGTCGATACCACCGAGACCTGTGCCCGAGGTTGTCGTGTCGAGAAGAAGGTTTTCGGCAAATTGGCGGTAATTGGGTCCTGCAAGGGGTGCAGGTGCAGGAGCAGGAGCAGGTGCAGGAGCAGGAGCAGGAGCAGGAGCAGGAGCAGTAAGGGTAACAGGTGCAGGAGCAGGAGCAGGAGCAGGAAGGGTAACAGGTGCAGGA